TTTTTTTTTTTTTTRGAGAACTTGGAAACTCCAGGCCCGGCGGTCTTGCGACCCAAAGGCCTAGACATTTCCCGTGGCATCGGGGAATGTGAGGGTATTAAGGTTTGGGATGGGGGGGAGGCCCCAATAATTGAAGCAGGTGCGGCATGATTTTGGGATGTAGCCGTGATCATGTAGTATTGGCAACAAGAGCCGGAGAAGAGACTTCAAGGACGCCTCGGAGAACGAGCAGGGCRGCTCCCGGGTCGTCCAGTTTGAAGGGGGCGATGTGCAATCTTGGAGAGTCGGTATAGGTAACGGAATCCTTGACCATTGGGTTAAGGGCGTGGAGAGGAGCTGGGAGAACTTGGGACTGGGTGAGRACGGCGTACTTGGTCGCTGAGAAGAGCTGGGCGCCGGGGACAGCAAGAGARTCAGCGCCAACAACGACGTTGTTAGCCTGAGTCCAGCAGAGGATGATGGAGTAGCCATTRCTTAGGGGCGCGAGGGGCTCGAGCACGGCCTCAAGAGAGCAGAGACGGGCACGYCGGTAAGGAGCGACGAGCTTTGTGAACTGGGGAATGCTGGAGAAGACGTAGTCGATRCCTTTGTCGTCGGCGGAGGAGACCCTGCCAAGAGCGAACTGAAAAGGGATCTTAAGGCTAGGGTCACGAGATAGAGGAGTAGCGACCAGAGAAGGAGTAGCAGGAATGCGAGCAGTACTCGCAACGATGGCATTAGATTGAGGAGCGGCTGGTTTGAGTTCAGTGTTGGCGGAGGGTTCGGTTGATGGAGTGGGGCTGGGAGCGGTGAGTGAGGAYGCGGTCTTAGTGAGCAGYGGAGCGAGCGCCTCGAGCAGGAGTTCCATCGTGGCCAGGGAGAAGCAATTCACCCTCTACCGTTGGCTCCAGCGGGAGATCGCCGGAAGCGTTGACRATGGGAGTGAYGCCGAGAGCCGCCTGGAGTATRCGGGCYGCTGTGTAAGTGAAGTAGCGGGCGCGTTGAAGGAAGCGGAGAAGGCGGTGCTCCGGAGCTGTGTGGATGTTYAAGATTGTCTTCTGGTCGACCGTCGCGCGGCGGCARATGAGGTCGAAGACCGCTGAGTRGAAGAGGATGTGGGAGGGYGGAAGAAGTGAGGAGACGGCRTCCCCGAGCAAGTGGCCGATGGAGAATTCGGCTATGTAGGAGGGCATCTTGAGTTCAAGCTCGTTYGCGTCATATGCGATAGCGAATTTGGCRAAAAGGGCGAGTGGRTCACGGCAAGCTCCTGCCGGCCCGAGGTAGTATCCGCAGAAGAGCGGGTAACGATCGATCTGTATTTTGAAGCGCAGGGCTATGAGTGGCTCGATGACCTTCCACCTCGGGTTGTCAGACGGGGGTGGGAAAATGGCYGAGTCGTCTCCGCTSACGAAGACCACGTGTTGATGGGTAAGCAGGTAGCGGAGGGAAAGGATGGCGAGATTGTAGTCWGTGTTGTCATCGTAGGTGCCYGGCTCGCCAGTAAGTCTCATGCAGGTGAGGGGSCCGAATTGAGTCTCGACGTTGGTCTTGAGGAAAACATGTAGGTCGATGAGCTGTTGCGGGATGCCCAGTTGGGCCATCTTCTCGCGTTCGAACACCACGGCCTCTCCATGTTGGCTCTGGTCGAAGGCSGTATAATCGTTAGTGAGTGCCAGTTGRCTCTTCAAGTGTCGCTGGCAATACTCGGAAAGGCCTTGGGGGGAATGAGCCGCATGGATRTAGATGTTGCCTGGACGATATCTGGCGTGGATGACACGTTGGTACTTCTTGACTGGACCAAGAGTGAGGATCACGTAATCATGCATGAGGGCGAGGGTCTGRCAGGCCTTGTARTCGGTGAAGATGCTAGCCGCGTTGACTTTGTGYTGGGCCTTGGCRAARATTCGGACCCAGGTGTAGCGCCAGTCCGGRTCGGAACGGTCAGCRTTGTTGGCRATGACGTTCTTGGTTTTGTTGGTAAGCTGGGCGTAYTCGTTGAGATTGATGCATTCGGCRAAAAGGTGRGGATCGAAGGGBACTGAATCGGGAAGCCTCTGAAGTCYGGACCARGCCTGGAAGAGCTGCTGCCCGAGRAACTCATCATTGGCGGTAATCTCGTARGGAACATGGGAGTGACGAAAACGCAGCCGTTTGTCGATGGAYGAGGGCAGTAATGTTGGGTCCTGGGARGGGCTGTGGATTGGTGCGAGSAGAGAAAGGGGCTGGGSGCCGAGCGTGAAYTCTCGGTTGAGATAGGGGAATTGGCGTGTGAGCTCCCCGCGRAAGAGGCGCTCACGACTGCTGGGGTCGTGGGCGGGCATGAAACTGGAAGCGAGAGTCTCGAAGCACTCTCCGGGAATGACYGTAGTTATGGGGGGGGATTCGATGCCTGACGCCGTGRRTGAGGTCTCACTCGGGATAACCGGGGCRATGGCATGATGCAGGGGGGCGCGAGATGGRGGGAGAAGTGAAGAGGAATGTGGAGGGGGTCCGGATTGTCGCCGCCGCTCGCTCCTGAGAGGCTCTCGCTGGAACAAGACATCGAAGGTCGAGAGATGGTCRACCTTGGCTCCTCGAGGGAGAAGGGGCGGCGGGYTGGAGGTGGCRCCTACGAAGCGKGCCGGTAGTGGCTCGTAGAGAAYGTTGGAYGARCCAATRAATTCGGAGAAAGCTGTRACGTAGGAATAGGGCTGATTGGTAAGGAGGGCRTGCARGAGYCCGCTGGATTGGCGAAGATGAGATATATCGCCTGTGAAAATGACRCCAGTTTTTGAGCGGGTGAGAGCAACGAGAATRATGTTCTCGGARGTGAGGCGGATGTTGCGGTCGATGTGAAGRACCGCTGGTCCYTCCAAGTCAAGCCCCTGGGAAGAGGCCCAGGTRATGGCGTGATAACCCATGTCACTSAGYGCGCGTGCGACGTGCTGRCTGAGCACAAGAATGCGRTGTCGCACRTCCGGATGATTTGTRGYCGTGACGAGCATSYTCTCGTTTTTGCCGAAAGCGCCTAGGCCCAGTARGCGGCTGAGCTGTCGGGGCAAGCGRTAYGAGTAGGCGCARTAAAAATCTCGGTAGGGMGCRAGATGCTTGTACTCRGGCTGGATKAGGGAGTTYGTGGAAGCGGGGTGAGTRGAATGRTARTGGGCCTGAACYGGRTCGCCCAGGAGTATGACGAGRCGCACATTGGGGTCAGAAAGAATGGCGAGGTCCACATAGCCATTCGGGAGGCGGTAGACCTCGTCTATRATGAGGATCTCKGCAGTCTTGGTGAGYGCGGTTTCCCAAGTTGAAACRCGGTAGCCTTGGCTCTCTTCAAGACGGAGGTGATGTCGCCAYTCTGGTCGTAGGTTGGTGGTMGGGACRGCCACGCGARCGCGGTGTYGCCACCCGAGRGWGCRRATRGCCTSGGCGAGAGGYGCGGTTTTYCCGCAACCRGGGGCGCCTGAAAGGTGGATAAGGGARACAGAACGATCTCGGCTRACGTCAATGCAGCGATCGAGCTGAAGCATGCGCTCGTGAAGATTGGTGGCGTCRGTCGAGAGAAGCACGCCATCATGGAGGTTCTTCATGTTGGAAATRAGGTTCTTCGCGCGGTCCCTGTGGGTGGTGTACTTGTGAAATTTTTGGAAGGGRAGACGGTGACCGCTCTCGGTGACGAACTTGTGGAGCGCGGCGTAGTCTGAGTGGCGAACCGCACGARGRCCCGGYGTRCGAGCGCCTCTTTTGACGGGCGTGGAGGARAAGTGATTGGAGCCATGATAGATGGTRAAATGTCGGTCRGCCTGGGCGCGAGGRTTCCCATACGTGGCAGTGTGGTCTGAAACTACCGTGAAGTGGGCCTGGAGGCGCCAGGCAAGTGCGGARAGATGCTCGGTGCTAAGCCCGATCGTGCGGATCTCGTCGTTRTCAAGCTGGCAGTCGGGCAGCATTCCGCAVAGCAGGGCCCAVAGCGAAGAAGCCGAACGATGTGGAATGACGTCAGCCATWGCGTCCAACAGGCATCTGTTGGCAGGTATTGGGAGGGTGGAGGCGGGGAGCACTCTCCTTTTGGAAGGCCACATGATGTCTGAGCTTGGGGGATAGTTGTGRATGAGGTGGAAGGGCTGTGCGATRCCTGGAGCGCCACTGGGATCCGAATCAAGTGGGGAGATTGGGGCGTCGAGGRCAGGGGCGCTCGTAGGAGGCCCAACGGGAGAGCAGAAAGGCGCGGCAGATACGGCCTGGACTCCAGTGGGAGCGGAAGCGAYAAATTCTGGGAGAGAGAAGCGGTTGGGTTCGGTTCCCATGGCCATTGGAACTGGGGGCTGGGATGGGGGACTCTGTGGTARCGGTGAAGAGGGTGGAARARGCTGAGCCGGCCKCGGTGARAYCGAAGCTCCSAGCTCAGTTGGAGRGRGCGAGTCCRRYGGCGCYTSARCTTGRGRTGRGATCTCCGTAGCTGCCCGGGGTTGCYCWGCAGYGCAGGCCGCCTCGGRGACGTCGGAGTCCTCCATGATRGAGTTTATGAAGGGGGRAAGRGAAACCTCGGCTTTTGGGGCCGGGGCTGGAGTSAAGRGGAGAGGTGTRGMGGTSTCCTCAGGGACGGTGGGAGGAGAGAGTGCGCGATGGTATGGAAGCCCTGGCACGAAATCRAAGGCACTGGGARCCACGTGCACGCCATGGCAAGGTATGAGCAATTGATAAGGTTTAGGGTGGGCAAGCTGAGTGTACGCCTGGTAACTGTGAGYGGGGCCGAAACGGCGGAAAAGGGCGTGGARGATGGGAGGAAGGGAGACAGCGAGTAGGTGCGTGCGGAGRGAGAACCACTGGAAGGTGGCYGGGATGAACYGCAGCTGGAAATGTGGCCARAGTMSGTHGGTGGGTGCGGGGTGAAGCCGCGAGTGCAGGCGATCGAGGAGCARCCAGTGGCAATTTCGCACCGGCCACCARATTCGAGGGAGYAGTTCGGRGCCAGTGGGCCGTTCGGGGAGAATATCTGCGAAGGGCATGCAATAGCGTTTGCATGYCGARGGGAWTTTTTKGAAGAGCTGAAYAGTTGGAAGGATGAATGAGCCCTTCTTTGCGCAGTATTTGAGGTAATAGAARGCTCCTCCGGCTAAGGCGATGTARGYGACGCCAGARTAGAGGTTCCAGCGRGGGTCGAGCCAKCGGGCGARGCGGCARCGGAGCTGGGAGAACCAAGTCTCCTTGAGAGTGAACCGTAGTCCGGGGCGGTAGGCGTAGGTTGCGTGTGCGTATTGAATGAGCGCGTCCCATGCGGCAGGTGAGACCCAGGCGAACTCAGGTTTRTTACGGTGTTGCCGAATGAGTCCGGAGGGGTCCGACTCGCGCAATGTGCGCACTGAGCGGACATAGGAGAAGAGGGAATCATACACCGCTCGGGGAACCAGGCGGTGGGCGTCCGGGAGGTGGACGTCATCAGGCTGAGGCAGCATGACCGCGTCGGGCGTGTCGAARGCGCGTTCCACATCTGTRAATTTWGCCGATTGTCGTGAGATTATGAGGAGGTGGTGGGACGCGTGTGTGGAGTGTAGAGTGACTGTGAGGTCTAAGCCGTCATTCGAAGTRATGTGGTTAATGGAAAGCCAATCTAGGGCGGAGGAGGGTTGTTCATAGTGYCCGTTAGCGGAGCGTTCCARRTAGTAATGGAGGAGGGTGCCRTCTTCGGAGCGGGTGAAATGATAGATGGAAGGCTCAAAGGARTAGTCTGTGAAAGAGGACTCCGCCGGGACTATAAGYGTGGCATAGAGGGTGTGGAGTTGTGGATTCCTCAGAAAGAGTGAGGCCACTTGAGCGGGCGTGTAGAACATRAGGGCGTAGTCGAGATAGGCCATRGGTGTGTTGATCTTYATGGCCTGAGTYGAGGTGTAGCGGGAGAGGTCCCGACCGGTGAGAACTTGGCAGCGCAGCTCAGTGAGCTCCGGGTGGAGGCGGGCTAGAGCCTCGAACTTGGAGGGTTTCATGAAGAGAACTGTTGTGGGCTGGGTGAGGAGGTTCGGGAGAACCGAGTGATGATAGAAGAGTTCGAGGGTTTTGTGATAGGGGTGGGGATGAGCTTTGGTGGCAAGGTGAGAAGCGCCTATACCGAAGGCGCGTAATTTATCAACCAGGCTAGACTCTAGTTGATAGGGGTAACGATCGAGAGCGGAGCAGAGCTCAGGAGCTGCATGTTGCAGCACTGGGTTGAGATAAGCATCGCGGTGGATGCTGGCGCTGAGCGCCTGGACAGCAGACGAAGAAGAGTTGGACATGCTGTTCTGGTTGAGTATTGAACAAGGT